CACCTGCTCAAGGGTACATTAGGAAAACTACTTGAGGAGATAAATGAGAGAATAGATCAGTTTGTAGAACTCCCACAGAATATCATGAAGTGGACTGAATCTGCAATACAGAAGATAGAGGGACACAAGAAAGAAGACATACTTCCTCCCTGGATTGAAATCTTTGAATCACCACATAAGAACAAGTTTGTACTAGCAGCTAGACAGACTGCAAAATCAGTATATGCAGCTCTCAAGCTGTTATTTGTTACTACTGCATTCTCTGGAAAATCTGCAGTGTACATCACTTATGATGAGACTAACTTGTCACACTTTTCAAATCAGAAGCTGCGAAGAGGAATCATTGCATTTTCATTTGTCATACGATCAATGCTCAAGAAGAATGAAAGAGGAGAGATTGCATTCAACAATTCTTCTGCAATATTCCTGGTTACTGATGAAGGAGAATACAAACATGCTGAAGGCAAGTCACCTGACATAGTGATCTTAGATGAGTCACAATATCAGACAATACAATTTCTTTCCATCTTGCGCGAAACAATGTCCTACTCCCAGGGAGCATTAGAGATTCTTGGAAGAGGAGGAGAAGAAGGTTCAGACTATCAAATAGAATGGGAGAAGACTGATCAAAGAGAATGGGATTTCGATGATCCTAACTGGAGAGACAAGCTGCAATTTGGTCCTAATGGATTGATTCGTGGAGAATATCTGCAGGATGTAATGAAGGGACATTGGAGAGCAACAAAACCTCAGAACTATTTGTATGCAGGTTATCATTTGCCTCAGACAATCTTTCCACACATTCCTCTTACAATATCTGATGCAATCCACAAATACAGAATCCCTCCAGAGTTTTCAATTGAATGGAAAATAAAGAACTATCCAAAATCAATTCTACTAGCTCACGTTTATGCTACATTTTACAAGGCAATGAGAAGACCAATCACTCCTGCAATGGTCCGAGCTTGCATGGAAAATTACAGAGACTTGTCATTGATGACTGCAGAAGAAGTCATATCCTGGAAACAAATCTTTGGTCCTAGAATGACTGTATTGATGGGAGTCGATTGGGGAAGCTCTACTTCTGGAAATGCATCAACTGTCATATCTATAATTCTCAAGATAAGATCTGGAGCTACTGAAGACACTTCAAGATATTATCTTGCATACATACACAAGATAGAAAGAGGAGCTCCTGGAGAACCTGAAATGGGAATCGAAGAAGCTGCATTCATTGTAAAACTATTCAATGATTATGGAGTAGATCATGGAGTAGCTGACCTGGGATATGGAGAGATTCAAGTCAAGGCAATCCAGGAAGGAGGAATTCATCCAAAGACTAATGAGAGATTCAAGGGACTGTCATATAGAAAGTTCATGGGATGCAAGACTATCCAGGACCTCACAGCTCCAGAGCAGGACAAGCTCGGAAAGGCAGATGCTGAAGTTGATGAAACTACAAGATACCAGGTAGACAAGACTCACATCATAGAGAACTTTGTTAATTTCATTGGTTGGTATGTCAATTATTTGCCGATGAACAGTGAGAAAATCATTGAATCATTTGGAAGACCAAAGCTGATGATTCCTTATGCTGATGATCTTAAAGTGGAATGGTTGATCAATGAGTGGACTGGAATCACTAGAAAAGACCTGGAGAAGAACATCGAGGTTAAGGTTGATGATCCTAGACAGATGCCAAAGAAAGAATACAATCACCCTCCAGACTCTGCAATGTCAATCATTTACTGCATGATAGCTGATGCTAACTATAGACCAGGAGGAGCAGATTTCAAGGGAGCATTTACTGGAACCAGGAGAAATACTTTCAGATGATTGCTTTTGTCTTTTCTGAACAACATGGAGGACTTTTCATTTATCATCACATTTGTCCATACTTAGGGAGACATTGGTTAATTTGAAAGATACATGTCATCGAGGACATCTCAAACCAAGCAAAGCTGATTGTTTGTCATCAGTATTTGATCCTCTACATTGTTGTACTTGCTCACCTCAAGGATGTACGGAGAAGTAGATGACAAAAGAAAGATGCTCTGAATGCAACAAGAAACTCAGGGACAATGGAGAATGCATCAGATGCAGACAGAAGAACAAAGTTCTTGATAAATCCTGGAAGAAGCTATGTCATGATGCAGCTCACTCAGGAAACGATCCTATGAATCTCACTTTTCAAATCGGAGAAGGTCAAGGACATAAACAATATGGAATGTGTCACAAATGTCTTGCAGCTCCAGTAGAAGTCCAGGTCCTCCAGGGGATACAACAATGCAAGAAATGTTTCTTACAAATAGGAGTCCAAGAAGCATGAGCAAAGGTTCTAGAGAAATGATATTTGGACAAACAGTCAGATTCCCTTCCAAGAGCTGCAGAAAGTGTGGATTGGATTTTCAATATGGAGACATTATCATTTCTAAAATGGCAGCTCATGGAAGAAACGGTTATCATAAAAAATGTTGGGAGAAGTTATTTCAATGACCTGCATAATTTGTGGAAGAGAGATTGCAATCTGTGTATGCAAGGACCATGAAGGATGCGTGGACCATTTGCCTATTTGTGGAGATCATAAGAAATGAAAACTAATCCTAGTCAATATCATGGAACTCTGAAGAATTCTATTTGTCAAAGATGTGGTAAGAACTTGAATAATCTCAATGCATATCAACAAGAAATTCATGCTAGAGACTGTAATGACCAAAGAAAGCTTGGAGATTTCTCATGAGATGCAAGAACTATGCAGGTCAAATCATTGGAGAGAATGGAACCACTGGAAAAGCTTGTCCTACTCCAGGAGGAAAGACTACAAAGAATCCAGTCGCTATGTGTTGGAAGAAAGATGGAATATGTGGAGATTGTGCATTTGAATTGTTTCCTTCACGTTATCCAAATGGATGTCACTCCAGGGGAGGACAATCTGCCAAAAACAATTCTTTAAAAGCAATATTTCTGATGTGAATATAGTCTGGGGAGCAGGGAATTTTTCTACGGAAAGATTCATGTTCGCACTAAACTTGCTCCCTGGACCTCTGGAACCTGGAACAAAATGGTTTTGACATTGGCATCGTCTGCTCATTTCCAGGAACCACTAATCTTTTTATCCTGGAATGAGTCTACTCTTAGCAGGTTAGGAGTTAGATGCTCAAATCATCTAGGAGTCTAATCTACAAACTGTCATCACAGGGACTGAGACACCACAATTGCTCCCAAATCAATTGAGTTAGTCTCCTTCAAGTGGAATGCTTGATGTCCCTGGATGACTTTAACAATTCTTAAATGATGTTTGACTGTAAATTTGATCAATGTCACTTCCTAGAGGATTCGAAAAACCTAATCCTTACAGAGGAACGACACTTCCAAAACTTGTTTCATCTCAACCAAAAAGAAGTGCACTAAAACCATTTGGAGTATCTAATGGAAGACTTGCAATCAAAGAAGCTGGTTTCTCAGACTTTCCTCAAGGATACATCGGACAACCGTTTTGGTTTTCAAACATTGGAGGAAATCATTTTCCAAGAGAAGGTTTCACATACACTCCCTGGGATGCTCCGATTGTTCCAATGCAACAACAAATGCAAGGATACATCGATGATGAAGATGCACAAATGGGAGTAAACTTTCTAGCTGCTAAAACTACTGGAGGAAGACATTACTTCAAGGGAAAGACTGAGAATCTCATATCATACATTTCAGATTTTACAAAAGGAATTGATCTTGATTATATCGCATGGCAGACTGCCAAAGAATTAATTGCATTTGGAAATTCTTTCTGGAAGCTACGCAAACCAATCTATGCAGTGAAATCAGTAGATGACTTTCAGCAATTGCCAATCGAATCTCTTGTAAGAATTTGGTGGACTCCTGACAGAATTCCTCAATGGTATGAATTCAGGGGAGCAAAGTACAACGGATATTTCAGACCTGATGAGATAATGCACTTCAAATGGAATCCTCTCAATGGACAAGTAATAGGATTCGGAGTGATGTCACAGCTTACAAACAGAGTTTTCTATTATGAAGATTCTCCAGACGGTCCTATCCTCAAAGCTAGAGAATCCTACTTGGACATCAAACATGCAATGCAGAACGTAGCATACAAATCAATGAAGAGATACCTTCCAAGAAATATTTATCCTGCTCACATGGCAGATGAATCAGAAAGAAACCAAATGAGGTCCGAGCTTAGAATCTTGCATGACTCTGAAGATATTGTTCATGGTATCAAGGATATGACAGTCCAGGAGCTAGGCAATGCCACTAGAGCTTATGATCCTCAAGCATTCATGGACTTGTTCCAAGGTTCTATCTTCAAAGCTCTCAATACTTCCAAGGGAAGAATCGCAGGACAATCCCAGGGACCAACATACGCAAACGGAGAACAATCTGCAGTTTTAGATGATATTGGCATGTCACAATTTCCAATTCAATTGAAGATAGCTCTAACAAATTCAATCATACGTCCCTGGTATGAATCTCAACCTGCATACGATCCTGAATTAACTGGAGGAGTAGAAATCTACATTCCCTGGGAGATGTGTGATTTTGAATTGATGTTTGGCAAGGGAGATAAAACTGACTTGTCAGCTGCAGATATGAAATCATGGGTTGATACTCTAGCATCAAAGAATGCAATATCTATAAAGG